TACCTCTAAGTTTAGCAATGTCACTAGTAAGGGATTTAGATACTTCTGGATCTAAAGTCTTAGCATAATCCTCAAATTTATCTAAGCCTGTTTCCCAAGCAGAAGATACTGAAGCTTTAGCTACTTGACCAAGAGCACTACCATCAGTAGATTCAACTTTACCAGCCATTCTACCAACAGCAAATTCTAAAGCACTACCTACAACTTCACGTATAGTATTACCTTGAATACCATTAGGAAGTTTATCCTTAACAGTTTGAAGGAAGTTTTTACCTTGAAGTTGGTTACCACCTTCAGCATGAGAGAAGATCTTATTCTTTAATCTTAACTCATCTTGTTTATCTTTTCTACTATTAGCTTTATCTAAGTCTGGATTGAATGGATTCAATTCAGATGGAATAATTAATTCACCTTTAGATACAGTAGTTAAAGCAGTCTCTGGTACAGATAGAGAACCAAATGCATATCCATTAGAGAATACACGTTTAGCTATCATTTCAGCTTGACTACCAGTAGAGCTTGGAGCAGCACTTATTTTCTTTAAGTTAACTTTCTTAGGTTTAAAGCCATACATGATTTGCTTAGCAGCAGCTTCTAAACCAGTATTGAAAGAAGATGGAGCAGCCACTATAGGTTTAGGACCACTAATCATTTCAGATACTTTATTAGTTGCACCAAGAATACTATCCTTAGCAGCACCTTTAGCATCATTGAACCAATCTAAACCAAAGCTTTTAGCAAAGTCTTTTACTTTACCCCAGCCTTTCTTTACGATAGGTTCCCATAACTTCTTATCTAACCAATCTCTGACTTTAGTGAAAGTTGTCTTTAATTCAAAAGCCATCTTATCATAGAATCCACGGATTTGATTGCCATCCTCATCTTTTTCACCAGTTTCATGATCAAAGAAGAATTCATATAAACTATCATCTACTTTAGTAATTACTTCAGCAGCAAATAATCTAGGATTTCTAAGAATAGTGGACCAGTTACTTAATGCAGCTTTACCTTTACCCTTAATGCCTTTAGCGCCAGTAACATCATCAAACTTGCCTTTATCTTTAGAGAAGACATTACCAAGTTTATTTACATCCAAATCATCAATGGTCTTACCTTGATCGTTAGGATCTATTGGAGCAGCTTTATACTTATTGCGATCAGCACGAGCTAAAGCTTCCTCTGTGGTAACAGCACGGTTTTCCTTTAATACACTATATTTAATATAATCAGTATCAATATAGTCAGGAATAGCCATACTATTAAGTCTATTCTTAAGACCTAAGTTTTTACCTTTACGTAATCCACTGGTACGAATTAAGTAAAGTTCAGAAAGCATGGCTTTGAAGATAGATTGTTGTTCATCCATCTTCTTAGACATCAAGTCATTATTTTCAGCTATAAGATTTCTAGTAGCACCTTTGTTTTTGCTACGATTAGAAAGCATAGCCTCAGAAGACCAACCAGCTTTCTCTTCACGGTCATAATAATTAGCTTTAGCTCTATGACTATCCGCATATTCAGCTGCTAGAGTTTTGCTTTCTTTACGAGTTCTAGATCCTTGAGCAGTACGGAGATATTTTAAGATTTTACCAAATTGATCATCACCATAACGTTCCATTACAGCATCCCATGATCCACGGCTTTCCCATAAAATATCTTCCACATCAGGAATCATCTCAGTTAGACGTTTTAACTCATTAGCAGAAAGACCTTTAGCTTTTGCTAATTGTTTTAAGTCTGACTGTAAAGCATTTCTAATACCAAAACCAGCTCTATCTTTATAAGATTGATCTTTTCTCTTCTTCTCTCTTTCGAGAATCTTCATAGAAGAGAATTTACCCTTATCAAAGTCATAAACACGTTCTTCACCACCCAAGAGTGATTCGATACGTGCTAAGTAAGCTGGGATAACTTCTACGATAGACTTACGGGTCATACCATCGAAAGGTACTTGACCTTTGATGTATTTACTAGTATCGATCTTATCTTTATTAGCTACTTTGACACTAAAGATACTAGCTAAGATACCACCTACACCATCTTTATCTTTGGCACGTAGTAGATCAGCATTGATTTGATTAAATAAACCAGTTAAAGTTTTATTAAACCCACCAATAGCTTTTTCTAATGGTTTACCCATAGCTTGTTGAACAAGATATGCTGGAATAAACTGCATTGGATTAGCAGCTAAACCCATGATCATTTCTTTGCTCATCATACCAAGACCTAAATTCTCAGCTTGGTCGACAAATCCTTTTCTGACATGCTTACCATAAGCACCCCAGTCCATTATACCGCCAGAGAGAATATCAGTGATATCTTGTTTAAGAGCTTTACCTTGACGCTTCTTCTCTGCTTCTCTTGAGATATTCCAATCTTTGAAACGCTCACGTTCCATATCAAGGAGTTCTTTCAAGATAGCATTGTTTTCACGTTGATATTTTGTGGACTCTTCAAAGAACTTGGTTGAGTTTTCAATATGCGTCTGCATGTTTGTAGTCATGAAGTTTTGCATATTGCCCATTGTAGTACCAAGACCCATGATGGAGTTATTTAAGTTACCAAATAAACGTTCTTGTTGTGCAAACATAAATGATGCAGTCTGTTTAGTTACATCTGCATTATACTTAGCTGCACTCATAATGGTACCAGAGATTTGATCTGCACTAGCTCGAGATGCATCATGTACAGTTTTAGCTATAGCCTTATCACCAGTGGTAATATCTAGACTAGTATCACTATCATCGCCACTTACATCTTCATCAAAGTTCCAATCAAAATCATCATCGCCACCACCAAACATGATTTTATCTTCTCTGTCTTGATTCCAGAGTTTACCAGATTTTAAATCTTCTTTGGCACTTTTGAAGGCTAGGTTAGACGCTTCATATGCAGTACTTTTCATTAAATATTCTTGAGCTTTTTTGAAAGTCTGTCTATAATTAACGATAGCACTTACAGTTTCTTTAGTAGCGGTACCAGCCTGATCAAACGTTTTATATGTAGTCTCATAATTTTCTTTAAAACCTTTAGCAGCAGCATATTGTACTGACTTACCAAGGTTCTTAAGATAGTTTGTGATCTTGAGTCCCAATATAAGGTCCTCCTTTCTTTTAAGATTATCCTAATGTTCAAAATGACAACATATACCGCCCAAGGATCATCTAAGACCCTTGGGCAGATATATGCATTGGATTGTGAGGAATTTTGTAATGAAACACATGTGTACTTTAGCAACACGTACACTACCTATATGTTTGACAATACAATACCCCTAAGGACTATTAAAGCCCTTAGGGAATACTGTATTAGTTTGGATTGAATATAAAGATAGGATGTATGTAGTTGGAAAGCTAAAATATCATTCATCCTACAATTATATGTAACCCGCATATTAGAAAGCTAATATGTCTAAAGCATCTCATTATAATGTATTGATTATAGTAAAATACCCCTAAGGTGGTTGAACCACCTTAGGGAATATCTTACTTGTGAGATTGAAATATGACCTATATAGTGAGATATATAGAAATTTATTTCTTAATCCATGCTGGACAAGGACTAGAAACCTTAATAGAATCGTATGGACTAACCTTAACTTCAGCTTTTTCATAGATAGGTTTGCCAGCAGCATCTACACCAACTTGTTTAGGGTAAGAACGTGTAGATTCTTTGATTTCTTTTTTGATCAAAGATACGTTAGATTTTTCTCGTCCACCAAGACCAATTTTGCGGTTGGTCTGTAAGTATGTATTTAAGAATTCTTTGGATACTGTCAACATACTTTCCGCATCAGATTTTTTAGCTTCATAGCCAGCAACCAAGGAATCAGCTTCTTCTTTGCTAATTTTAGTTGTAGCTACAATAGCGTTAGAGATAACACTACGGAATTCTTTAGCTGGTGCAACTGTACCAACTTTACCGGTTTTGTCATAAACACCTACTTCATAAGAAGTATCGTTTAAGAATGCTTGCATAATACGAACTTCATCTTTATGAGATGCAGATGCATTTGTTAAGTTGTCTTGTACGTCTTTAATCAACGCAAGAACTGTTTTTTCTTTTTCCATGATTCAATCCTCCTAAAATAAAATTATGGAACTTCGATTACATTTGTGTTACATGTGTTATATTTTAATACGCTAGGGTATTAATAATGAATTAATCGAACGATTTAGCGTTCTCGATAATAGCTTCTACTAGCTTAATCTTACCTTTAGATTTAATAAAATCATTAAGTTCTTTATGAGTCATCTTAGATAACTCAACTATAAAGTCTTTTTTATCCATTTATATTAATCCTCCGTACTTAAATGTACAGGATAAGGTAGAATTTGACAGACGAAACACCCGTAGGCTAGGGGGTAGCCTACGGGTATTATGATTGCATTTGTCTGTTTTTAGGGATTATTCTTTCGAGAAGAATACAAAATTGCTTGCTCTCTTTAAAGCATGATTCGTAGTTTGGGGTTAGTACGAATTTGACGGTTTGTATATATTACAATACCAAGTTATTAATATGAATAACTCTATAAAAGAACGGTAAGATTGAATCTTCTTATAATATTAATCGCCCCTTATCATGGATCAAGTATATATTGATATCAATTTAAGTATAGACCTAAAAGTGTAAAAGATTTATAGTTTTGCAGTTAGAAATTAATATTCATTATAGTCATTGTCTTAACATTAATTATTCAGCGGTAACAAAACTCTGTGTTTAATAATAATTTGGAGTCTATACATAACAAAGACATCAATAGTTATCTTGAATTACGTTTTTACTTTTTGGCGTGTTTTTATAATAGGTTAACCTTACTACTTAATTGTTATATGAGAATTAAATGAAAAATGAAGTTAAACGATATGATTTTAACAATAGAATAAATGAAGGAGGTACTACAATGCCTATTAATATAGATAAGGTTAAACCTTTCAGACTACTTAAGACTCCATTCTTTACTCCTTTCAATGTGAAAGATAAACGACATGGTAGTGCTATTTTCTTAATGACTAAAAGCTTAGAGCAATCTAAACAATTGATAGAGCATAAGCTTATTAGCAATCTAAATATGTTTAATTCATACTTCCTTGAATGGAATGCTATGTATTTACTTAAACCTAATAGAATTATAAATGATGACTTAGAAGTTGATGATGTATACAACTCTAAAGCATATGGTAATAATCCTATAATGACAGAATCTCACTTTGAAGATTCTGAAAATCTATTCTTCTTCTCTGAAGCTACTCCTGAGGGAGTATTAGATGTACGATTAAGAAGAATCTTATATCGTGAAAGACTACGTAACTTTAAGGAAGTTAAGCTTAGAGTAAATAGAATCAAAGAAGAGTGTAAATACATTAAGTATACTTACCCAACTATCGACAAGTATAAGAATAAGAATATCTATGTCGACAACCATATCTATAATAAGATCTTCACTATGAGTGAGACTTATAATAGAGATAAAGCTATTGACTTGCTATATGCTTTATTTGATCGATTCATTAATAATCCTAACTATGATAGCTATACTAGAAAGACTGTACTAATTCCAGTAAACGAATGGGCTAGTGATATCCCAACTACTGCTTTATTTGAATTTAGTAAATCTATCAATCCATTCTCTATGATAGTTAGACTCTTTAAGAAACCTAAAGAGAACTTAAATAAACTAGCTGGTATCGACTTTATCTTTATTGGTAATGATAGCTGGTTCAAAATGAAAATGGAAGATTTAGATATGAAGAATCTAAATCTCTTCAAGACTAATATCTTAAAGATCAGAAATAATGATATCGTAGAAGATAACGTTCCTGAAGATAAAGATGATATTAAGACTAGACTTATTGGTAAGATTGAAGACTTAACTGGTATTGAAGTTAATAATATCAGTCGTGTTCGTGAAGTAGATCCTACTGTTCCAATTAAAGCCGAATTACATGATGAACCTAAGTTGATTGTCGCTAAAGGCATCACTGGTGCAGATCAAGTTATAGATCCAACTAAGATTGAGAAACCTACGGAAGATAAAATTAATCAATCAGTTGAGGCTATCGTAGACTATACTAAGAATGCTGAAGAAGCAGAGAAAGAAATGGATAACTCTGTAGACTTGAAAGAGTTAATCTTACAAGCTAAGAATGATCAAGATGATACATTCAAGATCTCTGCTACTCGTAAAGCTCGTATGGATGATCTTAATGATAAATTCTTAAAAGAAAAGATTGCTAACTCTACTATTGCTGAGTTAGTTGCAATTGAAGATACTCCATTACAGGCTACAGATTTATCTAGTAAAGTTGAGACTATTGATGATGAATGGGCTAACTTAAAGAAACCTAACTTTGAAGCTGATTATAATATCGATGCAGATATTATGAAGTGCTTACATTCTTTATCTCAAAATAAAGATGTGCCAATGAGTGTAATCGATGTAACAGTAGAAGATAGATCCACATCTGAAGATTCTATTTTAACTTATACAGTTCACTTAGAAGACTCTTTAGGTAAACGACATACATTACGTTTTGATATGCCTAAGATTATTAATAAACGTTTCTTACGTTTACGTGGTAATGATAAGATTATCCCAGGTCAGTTAATTAACCTACCTATCATTAAGACTGATGAAGATACAGTTCAAGTAGTATCTAACTACAATAAGATCTTTATCACTAGATATGGTCAAGTTGGTAAGATAAATCAATCTACTAATGCTTTAATTAGAGCATTGACTAAACTTAAAGAAAATAATTACAAGCTTGATGTAAAAGATGGTGATGCTGTAGCTAGTCCATCTAAGATTGACTTAGGTAATAATGCTAAGATCTCTGCTAAATATGAATTACCTGCAGAATATGTAGAGTTATCTAAGATCTTTAATAAAGTAACTACTAGCGATGGTAGAGTATACTACTTTAATAGAGATGAACTTATCCATAAACTTGAAGAAAAGAAAGTTAAAGTTGAATCCGATCAAGGATTTATGGTTGTTGGTATTACTAAAGATAATCAAGCTATTACTGTACCAGAGACTGGTGTATCCTCAGCTTTAATAAACCATTTAGGTATACATGAATATGCTTATACATTTATGAAACCTGGTGCTAGAATGACTTATTCTCAAGCTAGTATCTTGAATAGTAAGATTCCTCTTATTGTAGTTATGGCATATACAGCTGGATTAACTGGAGCATTAAATGCTGCAGGAGTTGAATACAATCTAAGCGAGAAACGTCCTACAAATACTAAAAACTACTTTAGATTCAACGATGGTTTCTTATCTTTTGATGATAATTATACACCTGATGCGGCATTGTTAGTAAATGGCTTATCAGTAATCAATACTCAAGAGTATTCTTTGACTGATATTGATACAAAGGCTATGTGGTTAGATGTATTAGATGACTTTGGTGGTCGTAATAGAGCAGATGGTTTAGATTCATTTGCTAACTTAATGATGGACCCTATAACTGTAGAAGTATGTAAGACTTATAAACTTCCTACTGACTATATTGAAGTATTAGCATATGCTAGTAGCCTATTGACTACTAATAAATTCAATCGTCATACTGATATTACTGGTAACCGTTTCCGTACAAATGAACGTTTAGTTCACTTCTTATACAAATCTCTAGCAACTAGCTATGGTATGTATCTACGTGAAATCAAAAACAATCGTAAAGATGCTAAGATGACTATGAAACAATCTGCAGTTATCGATATGGCATTATCTGATGTAACTACAAGTGACCTATCTAAGTTATCTCCATTATTGGAATTAGAATCTGCTAATACAGTTACATTCAAAGGCTTATCTGGTATGAACTCTGATAGAAGTTATTCTTTAGATAAACGTACTTATGATAAGACAATGATTAATAAGTTATCTATGTCTACAGGTTTCTCTGCCACTGTAGGTATTAACCGTCAGTCTACTATCAATATGGGTATTGAATCCACTAAAGGTTATATTAAATCTGGTGGTGAACTAGATAGAATGTCTGATGCTAATACATTATCTATCACTGAAGCATTAACTCCATTTGGTACAACTAGAGATGATCCATTCCGTACAGCAATGACATTTATCCAAACATCTAAGCATGGTATGAGAACTACAGAGCAAGATCCTTTATTAGTAACTAATGGTGCAGACCAAGCATTACCATATTTAACTTCTGATACATTTGCTCATAAGGCTAAATGGAATGCAGTAGTTGAAGAGATCACTAATGACTACATGATCATTGCTAATAAATCTAACCCGAAAGAGAAAGAATTTATCGATTTACGGGAGAAAGTAGAAAAGAACTCCGATGGTGGTTTCTTTATTACAATCAAATTAGATACTTTTAAAAACTATAAGAAAGGTGATTCCATTAAAGCTGGAGACATTGTAGCTTATGATAAATCTAGCTACGCTGATACAGTTGGTGTTGGTAACCTAGCTTATAATATTGGTACTTTAACTAAGATTGCTATTATGCATACAGATAAAGGCTTCGAAGATAGCGCTATTATCTCCCAAAGTTTATCTGAAAAGATGGCATCTGAAATCGTATTACAAGTTGATATGTTAATGGATGCTAAAGATATCGATATCCAATGTGTAGAAATTGGTAAACAACTCCATGAAGGTGAAGTTATCATGTCTTACCGTGCAGCATTAGAAGATCAAGATGCTACTGATATCATCAATAAGATGGTACAAAAGAATGCTGGTAGTGATTCTAAAGAATTAATGGATGAAATCGGTAAGATTAAAGTTAAATCTAAAGTAACTGGTAAACTCCAAGATATTAAAGTTTATTCAACTATTCCAACATCTGAAATGTCTAAATCTTTAGCTGCATTTGTTAATAAATACAACGGTCCAATTGATAAGATGAAGTCTAAGTTAGGTAAACTTGGTATCGATGGATCTCAATATGGCACTTCTGGTGTATTACCTCCTGTGGGTAAACTAAAACATTGTGAAGGTAAAGTCTTAGTAGAATTCTACATCAAATATTACGACAAAATGTCTGTTGGTGATAAACTAGTATACTTCTCTGCCCTTAAAGGTGTAGTAAAAGAAATCTTCCCTGAAGGTAAAGAACCTTACTCTGAATATCGACCAGATGAAAAAGTACATAGTTTCCTTCCAGTAGGTTCTATCAATGCTCGTATGGTAACTTCAGTATTAACTCTAGGTGCTATCAATAAAGTATTGATTGAATTAGATCGTCATGTTAAGGATATTATGGGTGTTAAATGGGATCCTAATTCGTAGGATCCCTTAACACATTATTAAATATAATTTTATTTAATTTAAAGGAGGATATATCATATGGCTAAAGAGAATAACCCTCAGTCTACTATGATTACTAATAAAAATTACCAACACGTTAGCAACGTACCTACATATATTCGTAAATACCCAGATGACTACTCTCAAGTAGTTGGTATATGCCGTAAAGGTCAAGTAGTACATGCTGACTATATCGTACCTGGATTTATTTACCATCGTGATGGTAGTAAACCAACTCTAACCGATAATATCTGGATTAAATTTGAACGTGGCTATGTACGTCGTGTATCCATGCTTGGTTCTACTAACTACTTTGAAGAATATAAAGGCTTTGAAGACTATCCAGCAGCTGATGAAAAAACAAAATATGGTGATGTTGTAATGCTTAGAAAAGGTGCATTAGATGCTTATGGTCGTCCATTGGATGATAAAGACTATGAACCAGCAACTCATATTGTAGCATTACTTGATTCTTCTAAACAATTAGCTTTACTCGGTTATCCAAAAGGTATTCAAACTTGGGTATGGCGTAAAGATTTGAAAATGGTCCAAAAGTCTGACGGATTCTTCTTCTCTGAAGGAACTTTGAATCCAGACTTGGGAAAATAGAAGGGGAAGCTGCACTGCCCCTTACAAAATATTTTAAAGTGGCAAATCCTTTTGATAATCCTGCAATATTTGATGATCCATATGTATATGATCAGACTCAACCAGCCCCACAACCAAATCCTCAACCACAACCTAGTGGAGATGATGGTAAAGGTAAAAGTGAGACTGATAAGAATACTAAGGAAGCTAAAGATAAAGCTAAACAAGATCCTAAAGCTAGTAAGTCTAATGATCCTGACAGTGCATTATCTGGTATTAAAGATTCATTCTTAAAAATGGTTGGTGTAGATCCAGCCAAATATAAGAAAGCTCAAGAGGAATCTAGACGTAGAGCTGATAGTCTCTATGCTGAAATTGTAACTGGTACCAATGCATCATATGTATATGGTACTAAGACTGGTAATGGTCTTAGATTTACTGAACGTGAATTATCTACAGTTATGGGTATGCCATATCAATGGATGGAAAACGTAGATAATCGTATACCAGATCTTGGTGGGTTTGGTAGAAAATTCCATGAAAAGATTCTATCTAAAATGCCTCTATTAGTTCTCACTCCAGGTATACCAGATTTTATGGCTGGGTATGCTGATGAGAAACGTAAAACGGGATTAAATTCACTACTAGGTGCAGTTAGTGGTCAATCTATTGATAGTATGGCTAACTCAACTGATAATGAAATGAGATATTATACTCTACAATTTGAAGCTGAAGACTATTATAGATACGTAAACTCTATGTGTACTGCATTATCAGTATTCTTGAATATTAATAATGAATTATATAATGGTGAGCCAATTGGCAGCATTAACTGGTTTGATAGATCTAAAAACCAAATTGCGCATAACTATTCATACTATGGTGGCGTAGGTTTATATCTAAACTCTGAAACACAAATCTCAGAGAACTTCGGTAATGATACTGCAAGAAGTATCTTGGCAGATAAGATCAACAGTATGTCTGATATTGGTCGTGAAGTACAATTCTTGACTGGTATTAGTGGTTTTGATGTTGATTTATTCGCTGGTAAAGAACTTAATAAGAATGCAGCTAATACTGAATCTATGACTAAAACTGGTGGTCTTGGTACTATGAAAGGATTCATGGGAATGATCATGAATGGTGCTAAGACTGTATTTGCTGGTGGTAAATTAGAGTTCCCAGAATTATGGGCAGATTCTTCATACTCCAGTAGTTACTCTATTAGTCTTAAACTAGTATCTCCTGATTATGATAGACGTTCTTGGTATATTAATATCGGTGTACCATTGATGCATTTGATTGCTATGTGCGCACCACGTCAAGTATCACCAAATGGATATGTATCTCCGTTCTTAGTTAGAGCATTCTATCGTGGATTCTTTAATATTGATATGGGTCTAATGTCCATGTCAGTCCAAAAAGGATCCGAAGGTGGTTGGACAGTTGATGGTTTACCTACAACTGTAGATGTAAGTATAGAAATCAAAGACTTGTATAGTAAACTTTCTATCTCATCTGAACGTATTCTTGGTAAAGGTGCAAGTCAAACATTTGGTAATGTTGGATTGATTACATATCTAGCTAATATGGCTGGTGTAAATACTAATGAACCTGACATTATTCGTACTGCTCGTTTATTCTTAGCATTGAAAGAGCAAACAATTGTTAACTTCCCTAACTCTATTCAAACTAAGATTAGTAATAGTATTGCTAATATTATCACTAACCGTGTATTCGGTAAAGGCTAAATTTATATACTAATAAAAACATTGACTTAAGGTACTTTAAGTACCTTAAGTCTTTATTTTTGAGGTGATCTTATGAAAAACCGTAAACAGAAATTCTATGAATACGAAGAGAAGTATGGTAATATACCAGAAGGCTTCCAAGAACGATTAGAATGGATGTATGAGAAATATAAATTAACTCCTGCTAAACAGCAAGAGATTCTAGCTAAACGAGATCTAATGTTAAATACATTAGACTTTGTAGATATTAAAGTAGTCCTATTTGAAGAACCTGAAGGATCTCCACGTCCTCGATTTAGAATTGTTAATAGATATAACTTAGCTAATATGGCTATGGCTAATTCCCAGTTTGTTCATGTATACTCTATCACTGGTAAAGAAGATAATGTATTCATGAAACGTCTACTAGATAGTGGTGAACTTAATCAAGTACAGCAAATGCTTTATACTCCATGTGATGTAGAATTCAATGCATTTGTAAAGACACCATCTTCTTTCAATACTGTAGATACTTTCCTAGCAGAGATTGGTTTGATTAGACCAACTAATAAACCTGACTGGGATAATATCGGTAAGAAGTATTCTGATATGTTTAACTCTAATATATGGTTAGATGATACTCTAGTGATAGATGGTACAGTTAGAAAATATTATTCTATTAAACCTAGAGTGGAAGTTCATCTTAAGTATATGAATATGCTTTATAACAGAACTCAATATACATCTACAGTTAATAAGTTGAATAAGCAAGACTTAGATTCATCTAATGTAACTTACTTTGACTTTAATAAACTGAAGTGATATATTATAATCTTGATGTATAATATAGTTATTAATTAGGAGGATTGAATTATGCCATCTCAATTAACACCTTCCAATCAGGAAGAAATTAAGAATAAGACGCAACCGCCTTTTGAGCAATTCGAAGAATGTCAAAGAACTACATGTGTTTATCGTAATGCTAATGGTAGATGCATTTATGAGACATGTGTATTTGCAAATGAGAAACCTCAATTTGTAGATCATTGGGATTTTGAATGCCAATCATGTCATAAGATTGAACAGCGTGATGTACGTGATATGAAGATCATGTTTTGTGATAGCTGTTTAGCTCGTATTAGAAAAGCAGAGGAATTACCATTCCACTGTGTATTCTGTGGTAAATCTCAAGGACATCCATCCAAGATCATGTTTAGTGGTATTTGCGATGAATGTTTTGCTAAATTAAAAAGAAGTATTCATTGTAAGAATTGTGGTAATTCATAATGGAAAATAACTTTAGAGGAAGATATAGAACGGCTAGTGCTGAAAGTATAGTTGTAGCTAACTATATTAGATATGAGACATTAGCTGAGATAACTAATACTGTATTTGCTGGTAGCGATGCGAATGTATTAAATATCTACATTGATCTATACCAGCTATTTAGAAAGATGTATAGATCCGATGTAGCTGTAGGTAATAGATCATCTGTTGCTGCAGCAGTTGTAAATATGTGTATTCATTATAGAGCATTCTATAAGAAATACTATGGAGTTCATACACGTATCTATTTGATGCAAACATCTGGTCCGATGTTAATGAATGAGAAATTCTATCCAGAGTATAATCATACTAACGTAGAGAAGATGGTTCTTGCCAATATGATTACTACATTCATGGTACAGAACTGTGCTATCCTAAAAGAGCTATGTAAATATCTTCCAGATATTTATTATATTGAAGGACCTTATGAAACTTCAGTCATGATATACTCTACTATCTTAGATAGAAAAGATAATACACCTAATATCATTATATCTACTAGTACTCTACAGTATGCAGTCCCAGTATTTGCTGAAGCTCAAACTGTGGTAATTGATCATACATGGGTAGAAGGTGGTATTAGATATAGGGTTGTAGATAAAGGTAATGCATTGATTGAATTATTATCAAAATACAAGTTATCTGATAATACAATCAAGAAGTGTCTATCTATCAATCCACAGTTATTTGGATTATATATGGCTATGACTCGTAATGAGCATAGAGATCTATATTCTATGAATAATGTAAGTACTACTCTTAACTTATTGAATAGTGCTATAGATAGACATATGATACCAAACTCATACATATCACCAGAGTATATGGAAATGATATCTTTATTAGATAAAGATAGAGCTGTTGAATTAGCTAATAGATATAAGGCTGTAGATTTAGTATATCAAACAGAGTTATATCGGATGTCTAATAACTATCTGGATAGATCTTGGGATGTAAATTTACAAGATCCAGATATGGTTAAGTTATTGAATGAAAAATACTTTAAAGGAAATCCAATAGACTTGGATAGAATCTAGAATTATTCCCATAGGAGTCAATCTCCTATGGGATTATTTTTTTGTTAAAATGGGCTATTTTGAACATCTTGATAACTGGAGGTGTATGAAATGCCGCAACTTAAATACGAATACTATATTGATCTGTATTATAACCATCCAGATTATAAGGATAAGAATAAGATAGATCAAAAGAATATAAAAAGTTTAACTATATATAAAGAGTATGATAAATATAATATGCCTATTGCTACTATGAATTTACACATAGATAAGAAATTTGCAGACCATATTATCAAGAACTCTAAGACTACAACTATGACTATGATGGTATACAAGTATCAATTAGATAATGATGCTGCTATCAAACAATTATACTTTAAGCATGAGTTCTCTTATCTTACAGATGATGATACAAATAAAACTGAAGATATTGACTATGCTAAAACGGACTCTAAAGAAGAAGATCGTGAAGATGTATATAGAATTCTTAAACTTGGATTAATCTCTAAGAAATTAGTAGACTCTAATCTAAGTCCTAATAATGCTACTATATATAATTCTTCTATGCAGAATATTATAGTTGACCTACTTAATGTAGGTGAACCATTATTGATTGAACCATTTACTGAGACTGAACCAGTAGATCAATTAATTATTCCTCCAAAGGAATCTCTATCTAAGACTCTAGAGTATCTAAACACTGTACGTGTATTCTATAATACTGGATATAGATTCTTTATGGACTTAGATAATATCTATCTAGTATCTAAATCAGGTAAAGCTACATTACGTAATCTAGATAAGTATGAAACAGTTAAGTTTAACTTATCTGATATCGGTGGTAAAGAAGAAGCTGTACTTGAAGGTTTCCGTGATGATGATAAAACTAATAGTTATATCATTGACGTTCCAACTACAGATATTAAGTATGGTAAAGATAATATAACTGATAAAGAATTAAATGGTTTTACTGCTGTAATAGATGCATCTAAGAATATCCAACAAAGTTATCTTAAAAACTCTAGAGCATTTGGTGGTATCTTTGGTACTTATCAGAATATTATGAATACTATGGATAATATCAAGAAAGTATCTGGTAGTGTACGTCAAGTAGTAAAGAATATCCATCAGACTACTGATACAATCAAAGGCAGCTTTAATCAAATAGTAGAGCAAGCTAAAGAAGCCAAGTCTACTGTAGACACTGTAGCAACTCAAGCTGAAGCATTACTTAGACAATTACCTGAGCAAGTAGTAAATGGTTCTGCTGGAGTACTTGGATTAGATGGAGTTATTAAGAATCCTGATGCGGATGTTAGAGAGATGCTTCTTAATATTATTAAGCATACTGTAACTATGCAAACTAAGTCTACTGATACTATAGAAAAGTCTGAAGATACATTTGGTAAATTTAAATCAGATTATACTGGTCAAATCTATCATATAGAGAACTTCAAGTCTCTTGTAGGTGCTATTGCTCCAACTAACTTTACTGATAACGTAGCTCACTTACAAAAAGAAGTTAGTAAACTACCTGAAAAGAAAGAGCAATCTAAAGCTAGTTTCAAGAAAGGCATGGTAGACTTCAATAGTGAATATTCTGATTATCTCCATAGTAATACATTCATTGTGGATAAATTACAAAATAGTCCTGATACTGTAACGTATGTATTAGAGCGTGATGAAAAAGGCGCTCCTATGAGTACATTTGAATTGGATCTAAGAGCTCTTAAATCTAACTTACCAGAGTTAGTTAAGAATATGGATTTCACTAAAGTAAAGCTTGGAGATATGAAAGGCTTTACTGAACAAATGAAGAATAGTCTTAAACTAAACTCTAATGTAGGTGAAGGATTAAAGAAACAAATTGCTGCTACAAGAGATATTCCTAAAGACTTCTCTAAACAGATTCTTGAAGGTGCAAATACTTATGTTAAATCTTTGCAAGTTGCTAAAACTAACATGTTAGCCAATGCTAAGAGTAGCGCAGCCAATATATCTACGTCAGTCGGTGCACTAAAAAGTAACTTAAGTTCACTATACCAGAGTGGTAGTACTGCTATAAGTGGAATAAGCGATTTATCCAAGGTTGGTTCTAATGGTGAGTCTATGATAGATATAGCATTAGACTTAACTGATGTAGTAGAAGACTTAGGTAAACGTAAACTAATCCGTATTCCTAACGATAATATGGGATTAATCAAGAACTTTAAACATGCATTAGAATTAAAGTCTACTTATATCTCTTTAAGTAAACAGCAATTAGATAATTCCATATTCAATATGAACGTTAGATATCTAATCAATAATAATACTAAAGAGCATAAAGAAGATACAACTGATTATCTAATGCTATCTAAGATAGAAGTGTATACAAATCAAGGTGAAAGATTTATGGCTTCCACTAATATGACATTTGCTAAACTTCCTAAGAGTACAGCAGATAATAGTAAAAAAATATAAAAGAAAATCCCCTATGGAGTTAAACTCCATAGGGGTATTTATTAACTATTTTCTTGAGCTTTTTCAGAATCATTATTTGCATTAACATATGCAGATACGTGGGCTTTGATAATTTTCATGTAATCAGACATGATCTTTTCAGCCATTTGGTATTTGCATTGATAATATGTGCTAACAGTAGATGCAAATTTATTTACTAATTTTTGAGCATTAGTTGCACCTTTCTTATCCTGAGTAGCAGCAGTAGCTTTAGCAGAGTTACTAGCATCTGCAATACTACCGTTAGTAGTAGTTGTGGATGTAGCTGGTGAAGCAGGGGATGCTGCATTATTTGTATCCATAGTCATACCAGGACCCTCAGCAAATACATCACCATATAAATATGTATTTTCTTGTTTTGTTTCATTTGCTGGAGGAGGGTTATTAAGAGTACTAACTTGTTTATTGATAGCGGACTCTAGTGCTTTAAATCCATTTTCCGTTGCAGTTTTATCACGTTTAAGATTTTCAACTAAATTAGGAATTTTTAATATACGATCAGCTAATGTACGCATGTTAAGATCTTGTGGGGAATAATCTTTTTCAGAATTTTCACCACCAGTGAAGTAATTATTACATGCTTCTTTCCACTCATTTTTAGCTGGATCATATGCATTAGCATCATCTGGCAATAAAGATTTACGGAAAGTATTTACTGCAGCCTCAATATCATCGTTTTCTTTATCTGTACTTATTTCTTTACCAAATACAGCAGAGAATTGAACAGTAGTAGGTTTCATAATACGCTCTAAGCCCTTAGCATAGTCTGGCATATTAACTGTAGTGAAACCAGCTGTTGGTTTATCGATTTGATCTTTATACTTTTCAATATATTCTTTATTAGATTTAAAGAATTTATCGAACCAGTTAGATACTTTATCAAATAAGTTCATAACGAATGTCTTAATTTTATTAAAGAATTCTTTTACTTTATCCCAAGCACCTTCATGAAGTGCAGCTAAACGGCTTTCAACGTCTACACCTTCGGCGAGAATCATTGCTTCTTTGATACAGCAATCCATGATAAGATCATTGTGTTTCATATCAGTAATATGATTCATCAAGATTTCAGCATCAGTAAGTTTAGTAAACTTGAATGCTTCTTCTTTTAAGAATTTAGTAGACTCAACTGCTACAGCTTCAACTGTATCATCAACAAATTCTTCATTTGCCATCATAGAGATACGAGCTAAGACACCTTTAGCTTGGTAGTAGTTATTACAAATATATTGAGCTTTGATTGCATATACAGTCAAGTGATAAGTCCAGATTTCAGAGATCATACTAATGATGATACGTTCAATCTTACGGATATAATCATCGCTGTTTACACGAATCTTAGTAGAGTTTCTATATTGAATAACTTTGTTTAAAAGTTTCTTATATTCTTTATTGATCAATCTAGCATTATCTAGATTAGCTTCTAAATTATCACGTACAGACTTAACGATTTCAATGCATTTACCAACACATTCTTTATGGAAAGATTTAGTAGTAGTCTCACCAACAAAGATATCTGGAGTTCTAGACAAGTCTTTAACTTCAATATCATCTGGATCAGCATCAATGATTTCAGCTTTAGCACGTTTGATGATCTTGCTTTGATTATTAGTAGTAATCTCTAATAACTTACGAGCATCTTCTTCAGATAATTCATAGAAGTTATCACCGAAGAAATGTAAGATGCTAGTTAAGATATTCTTAGAGCATGGGATCTCATCATCCAATACGAACTGAGTCATCTCACGCTCCATAAGAATATCATTATTATTAAAATCTTTTAGGTATTCATTGACTACATTGATTAGTCTAGAATCACCTTCATTATTAAGACGTTTAAGATTATCATCTAATACATCTACATACTTTGCAGTATAGAATGCATTAAGACGAGTTAAAGTACCGAAGAATTGATCATATGCTTTTCTTGCAGTAACTTCAGAGTCACTTTCTAAGATATTACGATAGAAAGTTTGGTTTTCTTTTAAAGCCTTAGTCTTAAATGTATCAACTAACTTGACAACTTGAGGTAAAGTTGCAAAGGAAGTTTTAGCAACAAGGCTTGGAGTTTTAATTTTATCTAGTAGAACGCTATCAAAAGAGAAAGCTTTCATATTACCTTCCATTATATTACCTCCAAGGTAAAGTTAATAAAAATAAAGAGGAGAGAGATATTGAATCTCTCTCCTCAAAGGTTTTAAATCTTAGATATTGAAGTATGCTTCGAAATCATTGTGATCGAAAGCGGATTCATTATATTTAGGATTTGGTTTTGCTGTTACGATTTTACGGCAGATTGCACGTGCATCGGATTTAGCAGCTTTAATAGCTTTGATGTATACAGAAGTAGAGAAGCTATAGAAGCTTGCAACTTTGTTAGATATAGATTTGATTTTATCAATAGCTGCAGAACGGTTACCTTCTTCAACTTTGGAAGCGCCATCAATGGATGCTTTTTTAGAAGATTCGATACCTTTTTCGATAGCTTTAACAGCTTTATCTAATTTACCAGCATCATATTTAACCATGTTAATGATTTTGTCAAGATTGCTCTTAACCCAAGCTTTGTTAACTTCTTCACGATCAGGAGCTTCTTTCAAAGCTTCTTTAGCTTCGTCAAGTTCTTCATCCAAAGTTTCCATGATTTTACCGAATTCAGGAGCGTCACCTTTAGCTGCTGCAATGATTTTACCTACATAGTCACCAGCTAATTTATTAGCAGCGTTTACATTTGTTTCTACAGCTAAACCAGGTTCTTTTTCAAGAGAAGCTTTGCTACCATGTAAACGATATTCGAAGTCTTCGCTCAAATAGCCAACGTTTTCTTTGATTTGTTTTTCATATTTTTGTAAGAAGGATTTATCACCACGTACATAGGAAGATACCCATGCTACGAATTTATTCCAAACGGATTTAACCCAGTTTTTAACAAATTCCCAGATTTTGGAGATTTTACCTTTAATAGTTTCAAGCATGCCTTCAGTATAAACTACTTCAGCACCTTCACGAACTTGTGCTAATTCATAACGACCGATACCAGTCATGATAGCATTGTCCATTTCTTGGATAGTTTCACATGCTTCCATAGCAAGCATGTCGAAGTCTGTATAGTCATTAACTACAATACCAAGATCTTGGTAAGATTCTTGTACAGTAGATTCAGCGAAAAATGCCATTATAATTACCTCCGTAAAGTATATATTAATTATTCATGCATCAAAGCATCTGCTTCTACTGCAAGAAGATCAGTATCGATAGCACCTTCAGATTTAGGGCTATAAGCTACAGCTTTAGCGAATACACGACGAGCTTGAGCAGCACGTTTTTTAGCAATAGCAACACCACATTCAGCAACTACTACTTGAGCTTTTGCTACAGCGTTAGCAATTACTGTGATATTTTTAACTTCTTTTTTGTCTTTAGTAATATCAGCTACAGCTTTAGCCAATTTACCATCAACTTCTTTGAATTTCTTTTGAGCATCTTTGATTGCTGTAGAAGAAGTCAATTCAGCTACAACGTCTTTAGCTACGGATGTATAAGCAACTTCTTCTTCATCTTTGAATGCAGCTTCAAGAATGTTTTTCTTAGCCTCAGCATGAGAAGAAGCATCATCTGCACCAGTATAGATTTTAGCGATTACATCAGAAGCGTCAGATTCAGCGAAAGCATCTAAACTACCAAGATCGCCAATGCCTTTAGCACCATAAGCTGCACCGGTAGGAGCTTCCCATTTAACTTCTAATTTAGCCAAATCAGTTTTATCTTCAACAGATTTTTTGAATTTGTTGTAGAATGCTTTATTGTCGCTCATTACACGAGCAGCAATTTTTGCATACCAACCATTGAAGAAAGCTTTAACTTTAGCCCAAACTTTTTTAACAAAGTTTACAACTTTAGTTTTAACAGTTTCCCAAGCACCTTCTTGGAAAGCTTCTACATCAGCACCTTCTTGAACAAGTGCGCATTCTTTAATATCAGAGCGTACACAATCAGCGAAAATTTCAGCTTCGAATTGAGTACATTCTAAAGCAATAATCCCAAGACCAGCTTCGCATTCGTAAACAGCGGAGTTTTCAAGGGTTACGTTGATATCTTCAGTATCATGACCACCGAAAAATGCCATAATTATTATCCTCCTTAAAAAGTTATACTTGATAGTATAAAAGGTTTTAATTAATTTTCAACCAAAATAGGTTAGATTTATTAAATTGTTACACGTATAGAGTTAAAGACTAATAGAAATTAGGCTATTATGATATTAATATCTAGTGCATTATTCTCAGTACCAATAGTATTAATATTTAAGAACTCAGGAATTCTACCAACGATAGATTCATCTTTACGATAAATGTGTTGGTATCCTGGACCATAACCATTGAAGTCTAAGAATTCAAAGTAAGTTACATTCTCTGCATACTTTTGAGTTATATATGTAATGATGTTAGGGATATGGATATCAGAGATTCTAGATTTATCTTCAATATACTTCCTAATATCATTCTTGATATATTCACTTAAGTATTTATCAGTAGTAGTTAAGAACTTAACCTTGAAGGTCATAGATAGGTTAACTCTATTTAATGGTACACCATCATTTACATAGAATAACTTAGATGGACCATAAGTGTTAAAGAACTTGATGTCTATACCGAAGCTATCTTCTAGAACGTCTAGACAATCAAGGATATGAATACGTTTCTTTTCAAGATTATTGATGAAGTCTTGAATTCGTTCTTCAGTATTCACATAGTCATATGAGATAACTGGTACACGATCTACAATATAAGAGATTTGACCATTATCTTGCTTTTTGACTTTAATATGAGATTCAATTAAGTCAGAGTAATTATATAAGAAGTCAATACCATACTTAACTGTGTATTCATTGGTTAAACTATAGCCCTCTAAGAAATCAGCTGTAAAGATATGATCTGATTTATGAAGACCTGCATTATAACCGAATACATCTTTGGCAAATACGAATATTTTCATATGCATATTATTAGCCATATAGCCAGGACTCAATCTAGTTGCATTACCGACTTCATATACATTATTGATCTTAAGTTTGATATTCTTATCAATCTTATTATCGGTATTAAGCTTGAACTTGTAGTCCATTACATAAGTACCTTGGTCATAGTTTACAAATTCAGCTTCAGCCCATCTGTAAGGAACTTGATACTTTTCATCAGTATAGAATACTGCTAAGACTTTAACATCTACACCAGTAATCTTTTCTGGATCATATGGATCATCCTTGTGGACTAGACCAATATCGGATTGAATATTTTGCATGATAGAAATATCACCAAAATATGTATCACGATTAGATAGATAATGTCTGTACCAATTCATCTTAGTAGCAATGAACTGTACTTTAGAGTCTTGGTTTACATAAGTAAATTCAAGTAACTTGTTTACATCCATGATATTCATATAATAAGATACATATAGAGGTTTCTTATTAACGATACACATGAATGGATTCATATATAAGAACTCATTCTTTCTCGCAGCATTAAGTTCATCTTCAGAAGCCTGATAAGCTATAGATGCATTTGTAGTACCATCATATTTAATGATATTACCAGCAGTCAAGATATAGTTTGAATCAGAGATATTATCAAAGTCACGTCTAATAGCTTCAATTGGAATAGTATTAGTCGGAATGATATTTGTAGGAGAGTCCATCAATACGAATGCATAATACAAACGAGCTAATGGATTATCCATCTTCTTGAAGAAGAATAACTTATTATCATCGTCATCAATAGTATTGAAGTAGTTATTAATATCAGTACTATTGGTAACACTACCACGAGCTAAAGCTTCTTTAGGAATCAATCTCTTTAAGTCAGCAATAGACTTTTTATCAATACCATATTGAGAATCCGATGTAGGAATAACTAATAAGTTAAGTCTATCGTAATTCATCTTATCAGATTTGACTCTAAAGTAAATACTATCTTTATAGGAGATATTACCATTAGCACCCTGACAAGTATATAGATTTACGGTAACTTCAGTATTAGCTGTAGGTAAGTATGATGTGTTATCAAACATAACTCGAATAGTAGAAGAGTCAATATAAGTATAGTTACAGAAGTTAGATACACCATCAGTATTCAAACCATTATAAACTGGTTTGAGTTTTCTTGTTGGTTGATCATATTCTTTGACATCTACATCAAAACCAGCTAATTGATTATCGAATTCAAATTGTAGCATTTTGGATTCTAATGGATTATTGGTAATGATAGTTTTATGATATGTCATATACTCGTATTGACGTAAATCTACTAAAAGCATAACTACATTACGACCATCAATCTTAGATCTAACTGTAGGCTTTAAGTATGGATCAACATCATTAGAGTTCCTAGTGATAATAGGGTTACTTTGAGTAGTGTCATACATACCCGTATAGATATATTCCCCAGTAGGCAACTCAATACGTTTGATAATTAAGTCATATGGTAAGTGGAACTCATAATCCCCTACCATGATTTTTATATCACGATCAAATCTGAATGTATCAGAGATCGTATTCAATACAAGTTCATCTTCATAGAAGACAAACATTGCTTGCATAGTTGCAGGCTCAGCAAAAATCTTATTAATACCGAGCATTAAAGCATGAGAGATTACATTCTTCTCAAACTTAGCTTTAATAGGGATAGCCTCATTAGAATACTCAGCTGCCATAGTAACAGCATTTTGTAAAGCATTAGAGTTTACATCCCCTAGATAGCCAAAGATACCCATAGAGAGGGTTATTTCATCTTCATCTACATATCTTTTCTTAATATTTTCAATATATTGATGTATATCATATATATTGGCATTAAGTAAAGTATCATTTTGAACTGTATTTAAGACAGTCTCCTGATAAGATCGGAGAGTCTTGTTTACTGATACCGCATCAGATGCCATTTAATTATCCCTCCCATTTGAGTTTATAGAAACCTTTGTTAGGTAGAGTTTCATTATAACCATAGTTTAATTCATATTTAGGGTCTTGGAAGTAAGTGAACTTACTAGTTGGCTCAGCAGCCTTAGCTTTCTGAGTTTCATTATATGCAGTTTGAATATTGTTACTAACAGTGGATACTGTATCATAAGCACTATTAATTGCACCCTTAGCTCGACCAATTATATTCTTTGGAGCTTGTCCACCAATACCACCTACCATACGGTTTTGAGCATCGCCGCTAGTCCCTGTAGTACTATTTACAGCATTACCTGCAGTACCACCTTGATATAACATAGTTGGAGGTAAAGCAATATAAGGTCTTTGCATAAATTCACCACTCCAACCATTGAATTCATCCATGAATCCACCTAGCTTTGCATCACCAGCTGGAATCTTCTTAGCAACTTCATTGAAGTCTAGAATTATATTAGGATCCATATCTTCTACATAAGATGCTTTAAAGTTAATAGTAAACTTCACGTTACCATCTGCAGGAAGATCAGAGAATGTACTCCTTGGCACATTCTTAGGATATACTCCAATAAACTTAGAGTAATGTATAATAGATTCACCATCTTCACCAACTATGAATTTATACATAGCCATTTGATCATGAATGATTTTACCATTAAGATAGTTATCATCAACAAAGTCAACTAAACCATAGTGTTTCATACGTTCATATTCATCGAATAATCTGAACCACATATATACCTCTAGATACTTTGTATCTTCGAACTCAACGGAGAATTCATGATTTTCATCTGATTCATATGAAGTACCACGATAGAATAGAGAAGATCCAAGTATATTCTTAGATGTCTCATAATCACTAGCTGTATTAATATCAGGCAGATCTACATTAGATCTCTTATAGTTAGATAAGAGATTAACAAAAGGTCTACCACAAGCTGAGTAGCTTAGACTTTGTAATACATCATTATATCTTTTAAACGCTTCTACCATTAATGCATTATTAGCAATAGATGGATTCAATGTAGGTCCTTTGAATAACTGTAAATCTGGTGTAGTAAAGAATATAAATTCTCTAGTAGAACCCATCCAGTTATTAGGATCTAATCTTTCATATCTAGCAAACTTTTGATATTTCTCGGTTTGACTTACTCGTCCAGGACCAATACCAAGACCGTTTGCTTTTACATATTTTAACAGACCAGCTGTTGATTCATCAAACTCAGGTCTAGTAGTCTGATCAAGTAAACTTGGTTTAGCAACTATATTATCTAAACTATTACCGACACTATTAATAGCCCCAGCAGTATCATTACCTATTTTAGTAATAGCACCACCGACTTGCCCAACAGTATTGATATATATTGTATTCTTTACTGAACTGACTGTATCAGAAGCAGCATTCTTACCTTTATCTATGACATTACCAACTGCTCCAGAAACTCCAGATGCAGCATTATCTATGGCTGTTCCAATAAGGGATTTATCATCTGCCATTGCATATATTCCCCCTTTCTTATTTAATTTAATCTTATGTTAAAATGGCTAACTTCTATCGTAATTGTATATTATTATAGTGAAATAGGATAAAGCATATAGATATATGCTCTTATATCATAGCTTTCAGTTATTTGTTTTACTATACTTTTTAAAGCGAGGCTGATGATTATGAGAGATTATATCGAAGACATTTTAGATGGTGAGTTACCTAAATTGGAAGAAGCTAAATATTCATGTAATGTTTATACTATAGCAATAGAGTCGGATGATGAATCAATCAACCTTGAGCTTGTTAAAGTAGATGATTATAATGAAGTAGTAGATCTATATAACTCACTAATCGATGACCTTATTGAACGAGGTCAAACTAACAACTATTCTCATACCCTCAAATGTATGAATAAAAGATTTTTCAAAATTTAATGAGAAAAATCTATATGCTTTATTTTTTTTCTTATTTACCCATTTTAACATAAGATTAAAGTCATATATGATACTATAAGGAGGTACTTTAAATGATCCTTAAGGATTTAATTACAGACGTTTTAGACGTTGCTGATAATTCTGAAATTGGTAAATTTATTTCCAAGAAGAATCCATCCATCAAGTCTATTACTCGAGCAAATAAAGATTTAACTATGACATTCCCTGTCATGGTTTCTAATACTGTAGATCCAGCATCTGCACAATTAGTTTCTAGAGCATTAGAGCGTAAGTTTGTTACTTTAACTCAAATGCTATTATCTGCTATTTCCATTACATCTTCTAAAGATGCTATTGATCATCTCAAAAACGTTCACTCTAATCTAGATTTATCTAGCTTATTTGACGTTGATGATTATCTTGCAATTAGCCAAGAAGCTACTGCTAATCATATCTTTGATGCAGCTGAAATTAAAGCTGTATATGAAGCATTTAGACAAGAACGTTTACATGCTAAACCAATCAATCATCTATGTGAATCATTAATGGATGATATGATGGCTCGTATGCGTCAAGATCCAAAATTTAATGCAAACGTTGCTGATGCAAGATTTAATAATCTTAGTGATGACGATAAAGCTAGAGCAGTAAATCTTTTGAATACAGATACGGCTACTCGAAATAGAGATTTAACCCGTCAAAATAGAAGTCTAACTCAACAGCTTAATGATATTGAGCGCAATGAAGGTAGAATGAGAAGAAATTTCACAAGAACTCAATCTCAATCTAAAAAACGTATTAATGATTTACGCCAAAGTAATGATAATCTTCAAGCACGCTTAGATGATATCCGTAATAATACTAGAGCTGGTTTAACCAAATTAGCTAAAGATCAAGACTATAAGAAATCTAATGAATTGCAACCTACATTATTGCAAATTCAATTCATTAGTACTAATGATAACAATGATCCTATCACTGTAGATGCTTATGTTGGTATTAAGACTAAAATCTACTGTGTAGATTCTGCTGATATTGCTAATCATATTGTATCTAAACGTAGCTACAATTTTAGCTTATATAACTTAATCAAAGCTACAAGTGGTGAAATCGAATTCTGGAGAGACTTCGTATTTGCTATTAAGAAAGCTAAGATTGATGCTGTATCTAATACACATCGTGGTTCTTCTTCCAAACTTTGGAAAGTATTAGAACGTCGTGCATTGGCATCTAAAATCAATCGTTTCATGTCTGCTCGTAATGATGCAACAGCTATCACTACTTTGATGATGTCTGCTTATGATGTAGAAATGCTTCGTAAGATGGAAGACATTGATATCTCTGACTCTCGTGTAGCTCGTAAGTTAATGGATGACTATAATTTAGTTGGTATCGTTATCGTTGATGACTCCACTGAGTCTGCTAAAATCATCTTTGATACTGGTGATGATGAGTATGAGCCATATACATTCAAAACTTTGAAACGTGATGATAAAATGGATTATAAACAAATGATTCAATTACTAGCTGGAGGTAAATAGTAATGCAAAAGTATGTATTAAAAGAATTCGTTGAAGCCAGCAAGTTAATGGATCTTACTGACAAAGAAACCTATATCACTGTCGGTGTAGTTAATGAAGCTGAACAACGTGAAGTCTTATTAGGTGTAACTAATAAACTTTATGAAAAAATCGAAGCTAAAGTAACTGATGTTGACTTTGGTACAATTCCTCAATCTAAAGGTGATTTCCTTAAGATTGATAATATTGATATGGTAACTGAAGCTATTAGTGATATGAAGAAAATCTATCAAGAATACAAACAACCTCTTACTTATATCAATATCTTAACTGATGCAATCAATAACTTGGTTGAATTGAAAAATGAATTCCAACGTTGTTATGCATCTAATACTAGCTTAGGTATTGTATTATACAATACAACAGCTATGTCTGTAATCAGTGGTGTATCTTTACTTATCGCTTCCACTATTGACTTCATCGTAGATCCTAAAACAAAATCTATTGAAGTATCTGTAGACCGTGTAGGCGTATCTAGAAGTAAAGAACTTCTTCAATTACAAACTCTAGCTGAATTTAATAACCTTTGTAAAGGTAATAAACTTAAAAAGGTATTGAATGACCTAATCAAAGTAAGTGCTAAGAACTTAGCTGGTACATCTGTATTAGCAGTTATTGGTGTAAGTATTGGTCTTATCTTTACTATCGTTCCGATCATGCGTGAATTGATTTATTACTTCTACTATTGTAGAGCAAGTGTAGCTGAGTACTTTGAAACTCAAATTGC